TCTGGAACTACAGACGTTTGAGCCATTCACGGAACATTTTGACAATAGGGAAGTTGCCAAGGTTGGATTCAGGATAAAGTATGCCATTCCGAGTCTCAATGTGTTTGAACAGGGAATAGAAGTGATATTATATGTTGCGGGTTAATGATTAATGAGCACAAAATTTAAAAATCAGTTAAAGAAACAAGTTAACAGAAATTACGTTGCACGTGATTTTGATGCTTTCCGTGCACAGTTGCTTGAGTTTGCCCGTATTTACTTCCCAGACAAGATCCAGGATTTCTCGGAAGCATCACTGGGTGGTATGTTTCTTGATATGGCGGCATTTGTTGGTGATAATATGTCGTTTTACCTCGATCACCAGTTTAACGAACTTGATTTTCGTGAGGCGGTTGAGAGCATCAATCTCGAGCGACACCTTAAAAATGCCGGTGTTGAGATCAGGGGTAAGTCTCCGTCATCAACATATGTAAATCTTTCCTTCGTTGTTCCTGCAATTAATGATGATGGTGTTTACAAGCCAGATCCGGGTTTACTACCTAAGGTTTTAACAAATTCAATATTCCGCGGAACAAATGGCATTTCATACGTTACTAGTGACGACACAGATTATGCGGTCGAAGATTTTCTGGGTGAATTGTTGGCGACTGTTGAAATAGATACCGTTAACACAGACAATTCACCTGCAACTTTTAAGATTACTCGTGAAATTGATGTTGCTTCTGGAAAATTGGTGACTGAAACTTTTTCTATTCCTGACACATACGTCCCGTTCAGAAAGATTTCTCTCACAAATCCAGATGTAAGCAGCATACTTTCAGTTTATGACACGGATGGAAATGATTATTATGAGGTCACAGATCTTTCACAGGACGTGGTGTATAAAAAAGTGGATATCAATGCCCCTGTTGATGCCTCTAGTGCTCGTGCCAATCTGGAAATAATTCCGGCCCCATACAGGTTTGTTAGGGATACCAGTCTTAACACAAGGTTGACATCAATCCAATTTGGTAGTGGTGATTCCACCACTGTTCAAGACCAAATAATTCCAGATCCATCAGAACTTGCATTACCACTTTATGGTAAGACAAATTTTTCAAGATTCAGTATTGATCCTAAAAAGATTCTAGAAACAAATACACTTGGTATAGCGCCAAGAAACACAACAATAACAGTCGTTTATCGCTCAGGTGGTGGCGCAAACCACAATATTGGCGCAAATTCAATTAATGCTGTCACAACATTAAATGTCACATTCCCAGGCATTCCGACCCCACAGCAACGAGCCGATGTATTAAATTCAGTTTCAGTTACCAATCGGCAACCTGCGACTGGGGGCGAAGATGCACTAACGGCAGAAGAATTGAGGGCAAGAATTCCAAGTGCTAGAAATGCTCAATCACGGGTTGTTACACGTGAGGATTTGCTAGCCCGTGTTTACACAATGCCAGATACTTTTGGTAGGGTGTTCCGTGCTGGAGTTAATCCAAACGCAGAGTCTCCACTTGCCAGTGATCTTTACATAATATCACGTGATTCCAGTGGTAACTTAACGCCTGCAACTGATGTTCTAAAAAAGAATCTTAGGCTTTACCTTAATGAATTTAGGTTAATATCTGAGGCAATTGAAATTAAGGATGTTAGTATTATTAATTTTGGAATTAATTTTTCAATAATCACAAGACCTAACGTTAATAAATTATCAGTTGTGCAATCAGTGATTTCAAGACTTTCAAATTTACTCAGGTTAGAAAACTTTCAGGTTGACCAACCGATCATAGAGAGTGATGTTATTCAAGCAATTTTGTCAACACAGGGTGTTATAAGCCTTGCAAACCTGGAGTTCTTTAATCTAACAGGATTCCAGAGTGGTAGATCATATTCGGATGTTGTCTTTGATCCAGTTTCAAATTCACTTAATAGTTTAATTGTTCCTCCGATTGGTTCTATGTTTGAATTAAAGTACTCAAATTATGACATAATTGGAAATGTCATATAGTTACATGGATTTATAAATGTTTTTAAGAGTCACAGCCAGTGCAGATACTTACATAACTGACAAAATTATTAACAATGCTTTTTCTGCGTCTGATGCAAATGTTGGCCGTGCAGGAACACTTGATATATTTCGGTTGTATGGTGAGTCAAAACTGGCAGGGTATGATACAACAAATGAATTAAGTAGGGTATTAATTAAATTTGATTACGATCAGATCGAGAGTTTATGGGGCTCAAATAAAATAGATATTGATCACAGTAGTTTTAAGTGTGAATTACGAATGTTCAATGCTTTGGCTGGAGTAACACCAACAAATTTTACACTGACACTATTTCCGCTTGCGCAGGCATTTGATGAAGGTTACGGTAGGGACGTTGCATCATTCCGTGACCTGGATTCAGCCAATTTCATAACTGCCTCAGTAACTAATCAGGTCAATGCATGGTATCTTTCAGGTGCTGATGCCCAGGGAAATTTGGGTGATAGTAATATTGATATATATGTTTCAGGTGACTTGGGTACGGGCCTGGAATCACTCAATGTATCTCAGGTTTTTACCGATGGTTCAGAAGACCTGAAGCTTGATATCACAAAACTTGTTTCTGCTTCAATAAAGGGTGATCTGGCAAATTATGGCTTCAGGTTGAGTTACACCGGTTCACAGGAACAAGATACAACCACCAGGTTTGTCAAGCGTTTTGGTTCACGGCATGCAATTAACAGGAACCTACGCCCAGTAATTGATGTTTCATTTGATGATTCAATACATGATAGTCACAATGATTTCTATTTCAATTTATCAGGCTCATTGTTCCTTAATAATTTTGAGCGTGGTCGCCTGTCAAATATTAAATCTGGTTCAAATCTTGTGTCAGTTACTGGACTTAATTCACTAAAATTAACACTAAAAACAGGCTCATACAGCTTTGAGACTAACGCCGGCCAGCACAGTCTTGCTGGCGCCGGGAATATTTTTACAACAGGTGTATATTCGTCGTCATTTGCAATTGATTCATTTGGTTCATCATCTGTTAATGATTATGATACCTTAGAGGATTTCATAAGAAAAAGTGGTTCAGTTACATTTGATGAAATATGGGGGTCACAGGATGGCACGGTTGGCTTCATAACCAGTTCGGTAACAATTAAATCACCACAATTCTATGCATTTAATCAGGATCCACGTGATATTGAGGTAAAACTTACAAACCTTAGGGATGAATATAGATTTGATGAAGTAGCTCGTGTAAGAATGTTTGTAATTGATTTTAATGAACAACCCCGTGCCGCTAAGCGAGCATTTGTTAGAACATCTGCGCTAATTGACGAGGCGTATTATAGGATTCGAGACGCAGTTTCAGGCGATGTTTTAATTCCATTTATGAGAGACAATAATGGAACACGCCTGTCAATTGATTCAGAGGGCCCATATTTTGACCTTCGGGCAGATAGCTTATATCCAGGTAGAACTTATAGGGTTGATGTTCTTGTTATTGACGGCGATGAAGAGACAATACATACGCCAAATTCTGTGTTTAGGATCAAGAATCAATGAGTGTTAAAGATACTGATTTTCTAAAATCCGGTCTTTTTACCCCTGCAGTTGTTCGGGAATTGACAAAAGGTAGAACTAGTACGTTTCAATCTGTTGTAGGTGCAGACCTTACAGGTTCAAATATTGCCAGTACGTCTAGTTTTCGCTATGATTCGCCAGGTACGGGCCTTAAATCATCGCAACAGATTCCTGTAGATTTTAGTAAATTTGAGAATCACACATTTTTTAATTCCGCTGAATCTAATGTTAATGTTGCATTTGATAAAATAATTAACGGATTTCCATTTGATGGTAATCGGCAAGAACTAGAGTCATTTTTTGATAGGCTTTCTGGTTATGAGAAATGGGTATATGACCAGTTTCCAAAATCAAGAAATTATTATACGTCACTTATTAATCATTATATAGAAACACCTGATTATGTAGGTTCACTCTTTCCTACATTATCTAGAAAAAATACTGGTGAAAGTATTTTAAGCCCATCTTCTGGGTCTTCACTTGCAATCGAATTTTGGGTATATGCTGCAGGTACACAAACACCTGGGAAAGACACAATTCTTGTTCAAAAAATTTCGCAATCAGCTGATCCTGTCTCTGTTGATACACAGGGAATATCAGTTGGCTGGAATAATGCAGGTGCCACAACAATACAACCTATTACATTTTGCATAACTTCGGGCACATATGCTTTATCTGCGTCAACTACCTGGTCAACGGCTGATGGTTGGCAACATTTTTGTATGAATCTTAATAAGGGTGCCGGTGTTAATCGTTTAGAGATTTTTCGAAACGGTACTTTGGTTGTGACATCTTCGAATAATGCCGAAATTGGTGAAATTGATTTTGCAAATGCACCACTAACATTCTTTTCAGGAACAATTCATCAAATTGGTGGAACAACAGTTTTAAATGGCACAAACCCTGCCCAGGGTCTACCTTTATTGGGTTTTGATGAATTTAGATTGTGGCATACCACAAGGACACCAAGTCAGATACAAGAGTTTATGCACAAGAGTGTATACGCGCAAGATGACCTTAAACTATATTATAAATTCAATGAGGCATCTGGTTCT